GTCTGCTCGTGGTGCACATTCCTCGAAAGATTGAGGTTGTAAACCTGACATGTTGGTTTGTGTTGGAACATCCATCCGAACGTCTTCAGCCCAGGCGAATACAGAAACGTGAACCGGATCCGTACCACCATTAGCATGTAAGAGTGGGTTCATAACTTGAAGTAAAATACCACCAATCTTTTCGAAGTCGGTAGGTTCGCCAACCTCTGCTGTGGTCGATAGTGCATTTCTCCACCAAAACATGGGAAGAACTAATTCGCCACCCTCATTCTCAGAAGGATTAAGGAGAACGTGCATGCGCTGAGTGTGGAGAACTAAATCGGCATCATTGAAAGTTGTGTTCAAAGTATCGTCATAACCATTCATAGGATAATAAGATGCTAAGAGACGCCCATAGTGAAATGGGGTACCATTGATAACAAATTTGACATGCAACTTGGCCTGTAAAAGACGAAAATTGGACAATCTATTTGAAACACGGGCATTCCTAAAAAAGAGATCCCAAGGGTAGAAAAGTCCTGTGACAGGCGTATCGATATTCCAAATAAATTCATTGATTTTGACTGGTCGAGATAAGAAATTGGCCAGAGGAACATCGGTGGCAGTTGCAGCTAAACGTACAGAATCATAGGCATCATCAACTGAGTTGACATAACCTTGCATTTCATCAACGTAGTTTGCTGTTTCCACCTCTTGAGAGCGTGGAATATATTCGTTCAATAAGTGGTGAACGGGTTGTTTTGGGTCTGAAGGAAAAGCACGGTAGGCTGGAAGGCTGTGGTGCGAACAAAGAACTAAGAGCGACCCAAAGGAATCAAAGTAATCTGGTGATGTAATATATGCATCTGTCTCTTCTGCGAGACGTTGATATGTAAAATATAATGTAATTAATGTATGTATAAAAGGGGACGAGTCATCCAACTCTAACGAGATATTGCTCGCTGCAGTACGAAGAATCTCTATTATTTGCGGAGTTTCAGTACGCTTATTTGGGAAAGGTAATTCTCGTTTGTTTATGGGTCGGATCCCACTGATGAACCGTATTTGTCTTTCCATGCCTCGACGCGTTCATCAAAAGTTACGTCGAGGATAGGGCAAAGAATGTCTGCACGAGTGCATACTTCTTGTAGGTTTGCTTGCCACCAATTGTAGCGCTCACGACCAAACGCAAACGCTTCATGCATGACACTAGCAATGGAAGAACGTGCTACGTCTTCCGGTGTCTCCACTTTAGATTCAAGGTTGCACATGATACTTTTATAGAGACTATCCTCGTCAAGGGATCCTATCCTGGTGCCAATCTCCAGAATATAAGCGGATTTCCTTTTGAGAAAGTCTGCGCCAGGCATGTAGTCCGTGGCAGCAGCGTTTTTATCGGGAGGAGTTATTTTCTTCCCGAATTTGACGAGCCATTTTTGATAGCTTGTGAAAGTGATGAGGGGATATTCCTCATTGACGGTGCCATAACCATCATCGCCATATGTGGTAACAGCCTGTGCATTTCTAAAATCCATTGCTTTAGGGTAAATACTGAAGAAATGCATCCTCAGATAAAAAGAATTTCCTATGGAATTCATTTGCACTGTAAGGTTGATGCCAGAAATAACCATACTGAAAAACTGGATCAAAGTCCCATTCCAGTCGATCATTGGATGCACAATATCGGAGATCATGCACAACATTCTGGAAATGTGTTGAGGAGGGTAACCACCTCGCTTGGCGAGTTCGATCATTGCTGATAAAGTTTCGCCAGTGATCTGAGAACAGCATGTGAGATCATATTTTGAATAATCAAAAGCCAAAGTGCGCTCGACTCCAAACCTCTCTGCGTATGTCATTAGCTCGTTC